CTATGCCTAATAGGTTGCCTTGATTGTCGAATGCAGGTGTAGTTATTAAAATCTTAAAATTAGCCAAGGGTGCGATGCTTGTCTGGCTGTTATTGCTTGGCTCAATATAAGGATCGCTAGGGGTTACTACAACGCTATTAGCAAGCAAGGTTGCAGGTGGGAATGAAAAGGTTGACCATACGCCATTGTTTGTAAGGGCGGTTGCTAGTGTGCCACGTAGGGTCGAGATCGCTGCCATTAGCCCACCAGTGATGCTGGACTTGAATACGGCTGGATGAGACCACGCACTCGGTTAATCAGCTGATAACCCATCCGATAAGGGCTGGCACTGATCCCATCCATACCGACCCCACCAGTCTGGCTCACTTGACGTGCTTGCCAGATATCAACGGCAATAATCATAGCCGCTTCCCGAATGGCAGGGATCGCACTGTAATCTGCTTCTTTTGTATCTTGCCCAGATGCTTTACCACTTGGAATAATGCGATGGAATGGATCGTCTGCGTGTGTCTTTGCAAATTGAATAAATGAATATCCGTTGGGGAATGAATAGTTAGTAAAAAATGACCAGAATGCAGTGCTGATACTGACTGGAATTGTGATGCCAGGTATTGTGCCAGTAATTGTGTGCTGACCACCATAAATAGAGCCGCAACCTTCTATGGCTACGCTTTGGCCTTTAACAAATATACCTGGGTTTGCTAACACTAATGTGGCTACATTGTTTTGTAATCCAGCAGCTACTACTGGTGCGTCGTTATACCATAAATACTGATTTAATAAATCCTCTGCCGATTGGCAAACTTCTTCCACGACAGCATCAGAATAGAGAGAACCAATTCCAAGATTAGCTCTTAATTCAGTTTTGGTAACAAAAACTGCTGGCACTCTCTACTCCTTTGCTAATAGCTCTCTGGGGCTAGGGCTACTAAACCCCAGAGATTACTGATTGATTAACGGGTCTTATCAGGTCTTCTTGAACTTGTAGATTCCGTTAGGCATTTTGGCCAATGTTGCCATATAGCCATAGATTGCTACCTGTACTTGTAGGTTTGATACTACGTTAACAGACATAAAGTTTTGCGCAGAGCGATATACAGTAAACGCTTCTGGTGCAAGGATAATTGCTGAGTCATCATCAAATGTAGATGCTGTAAAGTTCTTATCTACGTATAGATCAAGTCCTAATACATTTCCACGGATTGAGCCAACGCTAACCTGTCCAGCTGCATTCATTGGTTGTAATGCAGTAAATACTGGTCGCTTAGTTGTGTCTTGTGCACCGATCAACGCACCCCATTGTGCTGGGTTGGCGATGTAATTCTGTGCGAAGTAGCCAGTGTTCTTGTAAATGTTTTCGGCTGCTTCTGAAGCGAAATCAACAATTCCATCTAAATCAGCAGATGTGTTTGTTGCGTTTGCAGATGCTTGGATTAAAGCTGCTAGTACAGTCTGGTCTAGGCGCTTTAGATAAGCATACTCAAGTTGCTTAGTTAACTCTGCATAGAAGTTAGGGTCTGAACGCTCTAACAATTCAACTGATAGTGTGTTCATACCTGAGTACTTAGATACTGTTGCAGTTAGGTACTGTGTTTCCATACCTGTATTTTGTACTGCTCCAGCTTCTGCCTCGACAGTAACTTCTGGTGCTACACCATTTCCGCCACCTGTTGAAGTAACCAAAGATGGTACTGAGATAGTCATACCTGAAGTTGGTAGTGTGCCTTGTGAGCAAGCATCGATTGCAGGTGTGCCAAAGCGTGTGTTGGTTACAAACTCGCTTAGGTATTGTGTTGGGTTAAATGCTGGGTTGGTTGAGAATGAGTCGTCTGCTGCAGCTATGTACAGTTTTGAATCATCGTTACCTAGAGCAGCCTTAATCTTGTGCTCTGTGTATGCAGCCATTGACGTAATTGGCGTACGTACTGTTGTCTGAATTAGTGGTGCTGTAATTACTGGGCGAGCAGCTTCTACTGTAGGAGTAGCAGCCTCTGCCTTTGCTTCTTGTGGCGCTGTTGCTAAATCTTCCACAGGAGCCTCGCTTTCTTTAGTTTCGATTGGTGTCTCTGCTTCGCTTTCGCTAGCAGCAACTTTAGTTACTCTCGCCTCAAATGCAGGCGATTCGACCAGGCTGACCTCACGTAGAGTTGCACTGGTTACATATAAATAATCTTTTTTCTGTATAGATTTATTAACATCTACACCAACTGACAAACCATCGATTAATTGCTCACCTGCAAGGATTAAAGCATCTTGACCTTGCATTGATGCGCTAATTTTGAAGCTAGCGTAAATGCCATCTTCTGCTTGGTTAAATTTTTGCATTCTACCGATAGGGCGCTCTGCACTGTGTTGCATAAGCATCTTGACTTTGCCTGGGTCACCGATCTCGATTGACCCCTTAGCAAATACCACTTTACCTACTGAAGTATTGCCTACTTCTTCAAATGGCACAATCTTGCCAGCAATAACTCTGCGCTCTGTATCGGCAGCTTCTACCTGGCTACTGAATGTAAGTAGCATCATCTGTCTCATTTCCGTTAGGTGTTAGGTCTTCCATTTGTTTTGCTTGCTCTACATCTATCAAGCCCAAAGACAACATTTTTTCTATTGCTTCTAGTCGCTTCATTGTGTCTGCACGCAAGAATGATTCTTCAATAGCAAATCTGACAATATGGCCACGTGGGGTTATATCATCCATAGACAAACGATCTTCAATAGCGCAAATGTATGGTTGTAATGAATAAGCAACAAACTCTTTGCGACCATCAATTATGTTTTGATAGGTCATACTATTGTTCATATCACTTGACACCATATAGGCAGGCACGTTCATCGCTCTGGCAATTTGAGTCGAACTGTACTGGATGGAATCTACATAAGCCATTTCCTTAGGTGAAAATCCAATATTTTCTACAGATAAAGTAGATGTTAAATAAGCAGTTGATCTATTTAATCTGCTTTGCTTCCATTGCGCTAATAATGCCGCTACTTGTGATTCTGGTAAATCTGCACCAGTATTTTTTAACACAGAAGTAGCCATTGGAGTTTGTGCAGATACAGCTGCGGCTTTTTCTAGATCTAAAGCTGATTGAATTGTGCGTGCAGCAGTTTGTAATACTCCGCCACCATTAAGTCCTTGGAATGTGATAAGACTTCCGATGCCAGACATAGGTGCTCTTACACCATCGACAAAATATTCTTCTACTTCTGTACCAAATTTATTTGTTGTAAATGTAACTCTATTATTTGCTATCCATTCAAAACGTGATGGCCGTAGGTCATCCGCAAATAATTCTGTACAGCGCCAGTAAGCCAAATTATAGAAAATGAGGCTATCGACAGTCCAACTTAACGTGACGGATCTAGGCTGCCGATAGTCTGGTTGTTCTAACCACAGAGGGTTCCCCAACTCCTCACCATTAGACTTTTTGTAAAGTTTTAATGGTAGATAGGAAACTACACCAGCAATAAGATTTCTGCAACGAGCAACTGTTGGTACCTGCATCGCATAATTACGATCTAATCCACCAGGGAAATTACCAACACCAGTTGTAAATGAACCATAGCCATAGGCTGTGTCCATAATGGCAGGGGCATTTTGCGCTTGGACAGTTTCAGTTTTTTTAGTTATACCCAAAGCAGACAAAAGACCCATAGGTATACTTTATACCATAAATCGGACTAATGGTGCAAATTACACAAAGATTTGCGCAGTTTGTTGTGGCTTTGTTAATTGACTTACAACCATCGCTAGTGATATGGCGGCTGTAACATCGCCAGCCGATTTTCTACGTATTATGCGCCAGCCAGCATCATTTGTCTTAGCTGCACAGTTATTTAAATGCTGTACTAGCTCTGCCTGCCCAGAATGAACTACTCGATTATTAGCCAGGCCATCTGCAAGGTCTGAGCACGCCTGGTAAAACGCCTGGCCTGACACATCGACCATACGCCATCCGCTTTGCTCTAATCTGGTAGCAATAGTTTGCGTGGCGTACTTGTCATAGCAGATAGTGTGTGGATGATACTTACGTGCCCACTCATTTATGTCACTAGCCATCTTAATTTCATCTATTGCTATATCGCTATGCCACAGCTGTGCTAATCCGACTGCTATCTTCCCATCTTTGACTTGACCCATAACGAGCGCCCCAGATCGCCTTGTCGGTGCAATATCAAATGCCATAAT